TTTGTTTTTTCACCGTCAGTCTCTTCACCTCTGCCGCGGTATTGCCGTCTCTTTACAAAAGTCTCGCCGTCCTCTTCCTCTTCGTACAGTAGTACTAATCCTTCGTCTCGGTTTACCATTCCCGATATATAACTCTCGGGCTCGCAAAGCTCTTTTTGCCAGAATCCGTATCTCGTATCGTACGTCAATATGCACGGCCCTTCCGGAGTATCCAAGCAACAAACGTACTTATCTCCATCGACTCCTGCTACCGCCCGTTCGCATTCGATTTTTCCTAAACTGTCCGAAATAGGTGCAATATGACTTCCGTCAAAAGAAAAGAAATAATCGGTTCCCTTGTATATTACCCCCTCGTTTATATAAACGATAGCGTCGCTTGTTCCCGGGGCAACTCCTCTGATTTCAAGAGCGACAACCTGATGTGCTCCGCTCGCGGACGGATATATCTTATATGCAACGTTTTCCTTGAAGAATATCGGTGTACCGCCTAAAACTAACGCCCCTGTAAACTCCCCCTGCGAGCCAACGCTTGCCGCCCAGGAGGAATCGGCGAGCCCTTCGTATCTGTACCATTCGTTATAAGTACCGAGAGCCGTGCAGTAAAGCTCGTTAACGAACTTTCCGAAAGCGTTTTTTCCGCATCTGCATCCCCAAAGTCTGTTTTGCGCCTCAACGACGAAATCCAGCTTCGGAAATTTAATACCTACGTCTATAGAGTATTCTTGATACGAGCTGTCAAGCCAAAGCTCCGTGTAAAACACTTGAGTACTGATATTACCGTTTTTTGCTTTAACCGAATGGAATTTATCATTATAACCCTCCAAAATTATATCGCCCGCAACAATATCTACGACGTCACTTTCTACGACGTCACTTTTTGTATTGATTCCGAGGTCGCTCGGCAGATTTAATATCACTTCTTCTATCTTGTTTGCGTCCTCGGCAGAAAAGAACGACTGCTTTACCTTTAATAGAAGCTTATCTTTTGTTATTTCCACACCTTTGCTGTTCCGAAGCACGTCCTCGCCGTTATCTCTTTTTACCCAAGCGTAGTGTCTCTCATCTCTGTTTTCAAGGTTAGACGAGCTGACTACGGGGACGTCTATTATTCTTCCAAAATCATTTTTGTACGCGTTAACTATTTCAAACGTTTTCAAACTCGTAGTGCTGGAAGTATGTGTTTCATAATTATCCAAATCCATAGTGTCAAGAACACAATAGTCCGGCAACACGATTACCTTGTTGCCAAAGCGTATCAGCTGACGCTCATAACCGTCATAATCCTCTTGAAGTCCAAATTTAAAACCGTTATAGTATAGAAAGTCAGAGCCCTTATCGGCTATTACCATACACAGCGCGCGGTCCTTCCGTAAAACACCGCGCAGCTTTCCGGCGTGTACCGCTTGCTTAAATCCTCTCGGCGCTCTCGTCGATAGCACGGGATAATCGTCGTTTGATAAGTTATAGCAGTCGTGAAACTCGTTTTCGGCAATTCTCGCGCGGCGGTTATAGCCGCGGAATTCTTCTATGTAGCTGCGGCTTTTCTTCGTTTCTTTAATCTTGGGAAGCATTATCTCGCCCTCCTTCTGCTCGGAGAGTCGGGGCGCATAGTCTGTATCAGATGCACCTTGTAATCCGCGAGAATCTTGCTCGTTATTTCAAGCTCGTTGTTATAGTGCTCTTCCTCGTGGATTGCGAGGTATATCTGAGAGAGCACGTAATGGACGTACATTTCGTCATACGGCGGCGGCGCCATAAGGGTGAGCTCTCCGTCCGTGTCTTGGTCGTAGCGTGAAAAATTCCTGTTATATTTCGCCTCGCGATAGCGAGAGAGCGCCTCGTTGGCGATTCTGTGCTCAAGAGTTGTAACGTGTGCAACAATCTCTTTTACGTCCGTCTGTCCGGGAAAACGCTTTTCCACTCTTACTACGCACTCGTTTAACGTCATTTTATTTTCTCCTTTTTGATACCTAAAATATAGGAGGTGCCGCGGGTGCGACACCTCCGTCTTGCAAGCGAAAATCCCGCCGGCTATTTAATCTCGTTAAGCTTCTTTTCGAGAGCCGCCTTGTATGCACGGTCGGCCCTTGCAAACTTATTCTTACGCTTCAGCATGAGGTAAAGCTTGTAAGGAATCATAACCTGCTCACCGCGTTCATACTTATAGGACTTGCCCTTAAATTTAACGGTTATAGTCTTTGAGCTGCGCTCGCTGTTGTCGATAGGAAAGGTCCATGGTACCTTTTTATCGTAATCAACCCGCGGCGTCGTGCTTGCGGCATTTTCCGCAGGCTTCACCGTGGCGCTCTCGGGTGTACCCATACCCTCTGTCTGATTCACGTTCTTTTCGTCGGTAGCTTTAGACATTTCTGTGTCCTCCTTTAGTTTTTTACGCGCCTATCGTAATCTCAGCATCCTCGACGGCATTGAGCGAGGAGCAGGAACCGTAGTTGATAAGGTATGCGGGAATAAGTACGCAAGTGGCGCTTGCAGCCTTCCAGCCGATTGTACCTCTCTGCTCGAGGGGGTCTGCCGCTCCGGAAGAGCCAACCTGCTTTATAATGGTGCGAAGTCCGCCGCCCTCAAGGCTTACACAGCCGTAAGAGCCCTGTCCTACAAGGTGAGCGTAATAGATAGCTCTGCCGCTGGTCGCGTCCTTTGCGATAAGCGCATTTGTGGATTCATAGATGCGCGCGCCAACGACGTCACCTACGTAACCGTTTGCGAGATTCTGGGGCTTCAGGTACTTGTAGAGCTCCTTGTATTCCTCGTCTGCGGTAAGGTCGCTTGCGACGTCGGTATGAAGGATAAGCGGATATGCACCGTCAATCTTGGGCGCGTTAACTCTCTTGAGGAAAGCAACGATTTTACGAACGTCAGCGACGCTTATCTTGTGCGCCTCGGGCGTCATATCGCCGGTATCGTCGGCGTCGTTTGCGAGATATTCCTCGACCTCGTCATCGGCGAGGAGCGAGTTTCTGATAAGCTTGTCGAGGACTATGTTTGCCTGGCCCGCGAGCAGGTCTACGGTCTCGTTAACCATAGGGTCGATAGCCGTAGTCTTTACCATATCCGTAATTCTTACGTAGTTACCGTACTGCTTGACTGTAACCGTAATGGTATACATATCAACAGCCTCGCCGTCGGGAGTTACACCCTCGGTAAGCTCGTATTTTTCGGGGGTAGTGTCAAGGTCGCGGAATCCGCGGAACTCAACACTCTTTCCCTTACCTGCGGGAAGAGGCTTTTTTACCGCAAACTGTGCGAAAACCAGGTTGGGCGACGCCTTTCTGATAAGGCGGTTATCGTAATAAGTCTTAAACTCGGGAGCTATACCGGAGCTCTCGGTCGTCATAATCTGTTCGTCAAAGACGAAAAGGTTTCTCGGGTTGAAGCGTATTTTACCCGCTTCAATTTCAAAAATTGCGTTTTTGATTATCATTTTATTTCTCCTTTGTTTCTTTTAGCGGAGAATACCAAACGTTTGGGAATTCTGTTTTGATGCTTATACCCTGAGGCGGTCGAGCCCGACCTCTTCACCGCGAGCCAATCTTCTTTCGATTTCCTCGTAATCCGCGTCTGACATATTTTTGACGTCGATTCTCGGAGAAGCGGCTGTTTTTCCCGCGCCGGCTGCACCCTCGCTCGGACGGCCTTTGTTCGTCTGTACCACGCGCGCTGCATCGGCATACGCCTTTTCTTCAACGGCTCTGATGCTGCCCGCGATAATATCCTCGAGGTGAGCGTGCTTGTAGGCGTCGGTAACCTTCATACCGGAGGCGAGATACCTTCGGAAGTCCTGGTTTGCAAGCTCGGTCTTGAGGTCAAAGTCGGGATATATCTTCTTCGTTTCCTTGCCCTCGTCGGTCCAGCGTACCATATTAGCGTAAAGCTTATCCTGCGCCTCGCGGTCTGCGAGCTTTTGACGAAGCGTCTCGAGCTCCTGCTCGGTGGCGCGCTTCTCCTCAGCACTCTTTTTTTCGGAGCGTATAGCCTCTACGCTTTTTCCGGACTCCATAGCCTCCTTCTCAAGCAGCTCGTCGTCCGCCTGCATAGCCGCTACAATGCCGTCAATATCCTCGGCACTCTTCCCATACTTTGAGGCGTGAAGTGAAATAGCACCCTTGAGCCTGTCAGCCTCTGCGCGAGCGTCGGTCTGATTTTTAAATCTCTCGTTTATCGCACCGGCAACGCGGCTTCCGTAGATGCCTTTGAACTTATCGCTTTTTATAAGCTCGTCGAATTCCTCCTCCGCAGTTTTCTGCGGCTCCTTATTGCCTGCATCGGTAGCCGTACCGTTATCTGCGCCGCCTTGAGCGCCGTTACCGTCCTCCTCTGCTTCTTTGGAGTGAGCGTCACTCCTATTAGCATTGTAGGCTTTTATCGCCT